CTGCTTTAATTTGAGTAACTGCTGACCTAATAGCAGGACCATAACCACTATTAGTTATAGTTTGCATCAAGTCACCTGTACTTGGAATAGCCACCTTAAAGAGTCTAGTAGTTGCTAGGCCAGTCTGTAAAAAAGTAGCAAAGGTTCTAGCTGCATCACCAGTAGGCATAGCTTGAATACCATAAACTCCAAAGTATGTTTCTAGAGACTCTTTAATTTTATTCTTTTCTGTTGTAGCTGCATTTTTAACACCGGGAACATTAGCATATAAATCACTGACAGTTTTATATTTATTATCAGGGTCTGCTAATTGTTTATATCTATTATCTATTCTAGTAAATATATCTTTTATACCTTCACCTTTAGCACCAAATTGTTTAGCAAACTCAGCTACTCTAATACTATTATTAGTTAAAGTTTGAGTAGTTAGTAAAGGATTATTTTCAAACAATTCTGAGACAGAAGCCCGAGCTTCTTGGTCAAATAATGTTCTTCTTTTATCAAAGTGACGAGCAGCTTGTAAAACAAAGTCTGTATTTTGTCCTTTAATTATAGGGTCATTATCATTGGTCTTAAAAAGAATATCATCTTTATCTGAAAACAAAGAATTATTTCTTTCTTTTGTGGCCGTACTTAAATAACCTTGAGCAACTTTTTTAGGGCTTCTTAATAATGTAGGATAATTTTCTTCTAAGAAATCTTTATCTTTTAATTGTTTAGCTGTTAAAGTTTTCCTAATGTTTTTATTTTGTAGTTCAAAAGCTTTGGTTAGTTTTTGAATAACTTCGGCATAATTTCTTTCATCTACATAACTAGGTTTTAATATTTGAGTTAAACCATAGTTATCTTCTTTAGTAAAATTAATGCCACGAACTAACATATAGTTAGCAAAGTCTTCGTTGTATTTATCTATTTCTTTAGAGAGCTTTTCAGCTTCTTTAAATCTTGGATTTAGTTTATCTTCTGCTGATAGGAAAGAATGCTTTTTAGATACTAGCCCTCGTTCATTACTAATTTTACCTGCTAGAATTAAGACATCATCATCGTACTTACTAAACATATCAGAAGCTCTATCTCGCCACAAAGCAAGTTGTAACATAGCTTCATTTTCAACAGGATTAGCTACAGTAGTTCTACCTAAAGTAACTCCTCCACCTTGAGGTGCATACATTCGAGCACCAAATCTAACAGCGACATCAGGCGACCAGCTCATTAAAGATTGTATATGAGAACCAGCTGAGATATCTTTTAATCTATTGTACCAAGACCTTCTAAAACCTGAGATAAATTCATCACCAGCAGCATTTTTTATTTTTTGTGGTACTAACTCAAAAGCTTTACTTTGAATAGTTTTTTGAAACTTACCAAGTGTTGCACCTAGTAAGGCAAAGGTTATCATTTTATCATTACCTTGGTCTTCTTCAGTAAAAGAAGCTCCAATACCACCACCAATGATAGCACCGAATAAAGGTCTGGTTAGTTCTTGAGTTAAAGCTCTAGCAAAGTTTTCATTTAAGACACCTTTCTTCAAACCATTTAGCATGCTTGTACTATAAACATCTAAGAAGTTATCAGGTATTTCTTTTAAATAAATATCTTCAATTCTTTTATTAATATCATCTTGTTGTTTTTTATTAGCTTTAATTTTTTTCTCAAGAGTAGCTATTTTTGGTAAAGGCTCAAGTTTAACTTTATCATTTTTAATAGATACTTTACTTGTTTGACTATAGTAAGACTTACCTATGTTTTTGGTATATAATTCATCACGTTCTTTCTTAATAAGCTTTAAAGAATTTGACAGTTCTACTTTTTCATCTGTAAGCTTTCTAAGACTTAAATGTAGATTACCAATATTATCTACTGACTTTTCTACCTCGACAGCTGTTTGTTGCCCTAGTTTTTCTATAGTAGGAATATCTTGTTCTTTAACAACAGGAGTTTGAGTTGCTCCTTTGATAGTGACATCTTTGTCTACTTTCTGTCCAGCTTTATTAACAACAGTAACTTTTTCGTTTACTGCTCTTCTATACAAAGACATGCCAACTTCACCGACAGCACCGCCAGCTACACCTAAACCAAAACCTAACCCAACCATTTCTGGTCTAACTTCACCATACAAAGCTTCTTCTCGTAAAGCAATGTCAGTAGCTGCAAAAGTTCCTGCAGAGCCTAAACTAGCAAGTTTACCAGCTCTAGCTATCTTCATCCAAGGAATAAAAAAAGTAACAGGGTCAGCAAAACCAACAGCAGCTCGGCCTGTAATTACCCCTGCTGTTTCTTCTCGGCCTCTAAACTCTGGAAACTCTTCATAGATTTTTTCTTGTCTATCTTTTTCTATTCTAGCTCTAGCCTCTTCGTAGGTCTCATCAGCATCAATAAAAGATTCAAAGGCTGCTTTACCTATTCTAAATAAACTACCAAAAGCTGTAGGTTCTTGAGCCACACCATAAGCAAACTCTCGGCCAAATGATATTTCTTTTGTAGGTTCTTTTAGATAATCAAAATAGCTTAACTTAGGTCGTTGAGCTTCAGGAACTTTTTGAGTTTCAATAATCTCTTCTTCCTCTTCTTCTTTTTTAAGGTAATCAAAATAACTTAAGTTAGGCTTTTGAGGTTCTGGTAATTTATCTTTATCTTGTAGAGGAACTTCTACATTAGAATCAAATGTATCGAGAGGTTCTTTAATATAATCAAAGTAACTTAGTGACATTAATATCCTTATTGTCTAGCTAGTAAAGATGACGGAGAATTAAAGTTATCTAAAAAGTTTGCAACTTCTCTAGGGCTAGCATTTTCAGCTAAACCATATTTTTTGAAAAGCTTTTTAATAACTACAATATTTTTGTATTTTCCTTCGGCATATCTTTCTAGTTTATTTAAGTCTGCTTTGCCCTGTTGAGATTGAAAGAAAGAAGAAATATCTTCTGCTATTGCAGCTGTTTCATCTCTCATTAAAGCATCAGCATCTTTTACATCTTTAGTTTCTTTAAGGTTTGAAATATCTCTATCAAGTACTTCGGTTCTTTGTTTAGATGATTGAGATTTTAAAACTAAATCATAAAGATTATCTATCTCTTCACTGTTAGCAGGATAGTTTTGTTTTAACTCATTAATAGCTCCTACTTGGTCAGCTTTTGAACTAGTCATAAAGTCTTCAGATTGTAAAAACTCTAAGACACTTGAACCATTATAGTTACTAATTTCTTCTTCAGTAGGTATAATATCTTCTGGTCTATTAGAACCTTGACTCTGATTAATAGCTACAGCATCACTAACTGAAACTTTGTTTCTTAATAAATTTTGACCTGTTTGACTAGGAGCTATAAATAAAATATCATCGGCATCCCAAAGCTGTTCTCCAGTAAAAGGTACATCCACTCCAAAAAAACTAAATGCATCTTTTTTCAAATCTTTTAATCTTAAAAATCTACCTTCGTTAGCAAATGATTGGAAACTTTCATTGATAATACTAGCTCCGACTGTTGGATTTATACCATTTTTCATTCTAATATCATTTAAAGATAGGGCTTGTTTTGCTAAAATTTCTTTCATTTCAAAAGAACTAATAGTGCTTAATTCCTGTGTATCAGGGTTATAAACTTTAATTTTTTTATCTTTCCAAGCTTTTTTAATATTAACTTCTTCTATGTTATCTTCATTTAACTCAGGTATGTCTTTAATATTTTCAATAGTAACACCAGTTTTTAACACCGGTAAATTTAAAGGAATTTTCATAAAGACTTCATCTTCTAAATGTGTATCATTAAGTTTTATTTGATTAAGAATTTGTTTTTCCGTAAAAGGTTTTTTAGCTAAAGGAACTAAATTGTTTTCTAATTCTTCAGCTGGCTTACCTACAAGACTAGAGTAACGATTATTTAATAATGTCTCAGCTGCGTTGACATCATCTCTAAATGTTTTTCTTTCTTGCTTAGCAATATTTAAAGCATCTTCTAGTGCTATTTTTTCAGCATTAGTTGAAGTTAAATTACCTTCTGCATCTTTTTCTGTTCTAAAAATTCTATTAAATGCAGCAGCTACTAATCCTTTTCGTGTTGGGTCATCTTTAACTGCAGCTAAAGCAGCTAAATATTCATTTTTAGCAGCTTTATTGTATTGACTAAAAGTGTTGTAAGTATTAACAGGATTTTGTCTTAACAAATCTAAAATTTCTTTTTCTCTTTTAAGTTGTGCATTATAAACTTCAAACATTTTATCTTGAACTTCTTGAGATTGCATATTTTTATCTTTCCAAGAAACTCCTAGGTCTTTTAAAAGATAATCAATATTTTCATCAACTCTTTTATTTAGATAAGCTTTTTCACCTATTCTATCTGCTTCTGCAATAGCTTGTCTATTAACTTGAGCACCGTTCCACTCTTCTTGATTATTAACAAAAATGTCCTGATACTGGGTATTAATATTCTCGATATCTTTGTTTAAATTTGTTTGCTGTTTTCTTTGAAAAGCACCGACAGTCTCAAACAATACACTAGCAAAAAGAGCTCTTCTAGCTTGGTCTTTATCTTGTCTTCTTTTACGAGCTAATAAAGCTCCAGCAACGTTACCAAACTGTGAACCTGATAAATAATCATTTGCCATTATTCTTCTCCTCTTTCTAATAAACTTTCTCTAATACTTGGTCCAGCTTCTTTAACTCTGTCAAGAAGTTTTTTATCAACTGCACCTGATTTTATATCACTTAATTTTACATCTTTTCCTTTAGCACCACTTTTTATTTCTTGAAAAACATTTTTAAATTCGTCTAATTTTTCTTGTACTTCTTCTTCATCTTCTTCATCAATGTCATCGCCATCTATGTTGTATTGAATATTAGCTTCTTCACCAATACTCATAATTAAATACATAACAGGCTCCATAGCTAGTAACATATTATCAAACTGTATTTTACCTTCAGCAAATTTAGCATAGACAATAGCCATAGCTAAATCACCAACACTAGCTCCATTAGATAAAGCATTGATTAATTCTTTAATTGCTTCAGGTTGGAGTAAGCTAGATAGAATATGATTCAAAGCTTCTCTAGGGTTAGCAAACTCTGGTGGTCTTTCCCATGGGTAAGGTTGGTCAGGGTCATTGGTTAATGATTGTCCCGGAATAGCACTACCTTGAGCTTTCAAAGCGACAAGCTCATCTAAGTATGTACCCTCTCTTTTTAATTGACCACGAACTTTGGGTTTATCTTCTATGTCGTCTAAATCAACACCAGCATCTTGAGCATCTAAAATAATTTGCTCGACTGCATCTGATAAATTACTTGATAGAACTGGTCTTGGGTCTCTTTCTACTGCCATTATTATCCTCCTAAACTAAGGGTTGGTTGTTGGTATAAGTCGCTGTAACGAGAAGCTAAAAAGCCGGGGTCAGCGGTACCGTATGTTAAATTGTTATAAATACTATTCATATCAACACCTGCTTGAGCATAAGCAACTTCAAGTGGTGATAAATTAATACCTCTTTCTTCGCCTAAACCAGCTCCCGGAGTACCTACTGGGTCTGGTTCGCCTTGAATGTATTGCATAGCTGCACCAGTAAGAACTCCTGTTCCTACACCTCTAACAACATCTCCTAAAATTTCACCTTTAGCAAAAGCACCTGCTGTTTCTTTGACAACTTCTTTACCAGTTTCTTCACCTACTTTTTGTACTCCTGCTGAAACAACCTCTGTTCCTGCTTCAGCTGCTCTACCAGTAAAATCACCCATACCTAAAACATCAGTTACTTTACCAGCTCCTGTACCAATAGCAGTTCCTATCATTTGGAAAGGTTTTGCTAATGTACCTATGACTGGTGTTGCTAATATTTTACTTGAAGCGGTAGTCAACCAAGTACCCATAGTAGATGCTTTTAACGCACCTCCAAAGGCTCCAACAGCCGCACCTCCCGTCACTATTGCTGCTCCAACAAGTGCTATAGTTTTTAATATTTTACTTTTGCTAATTTTCTTAACAACTTTCTTTATACCTTTAGCTACTTTCTTGACTGCTTTTTTTACTCCCTTTACTATTTTCTTTAAAAATCCCATGTTATCCTCCGGCTATATCTTGTGTTATTAAAGTAATTAAATTATTTAAAGCTGCTGTACTACTACCATACTTGTTAGGGTCTGAAGCCAGAGCAGTATTGACTAACTGAGCAATCCTGTTCTTTTCATTCTCTTGTGACCTAAAAGTATAATCTAAATTATCTCTTACCTCTTGCATCATAAATGACATAGCAGTCTGAGATAAATTAAAAGAGTTCATCGCATTCTGCATATTGATAGCATTTTGTGCTGCTGTGTTAGCAGTATTAACATTTCTTCGCCATTGCACATTAGAAGCTTCAACTACTGCTTGGTTCTGTGCATTCCATTGGTTTCTAGCAAAGTCCTGATTAGAATTAAACTGGTCTATCTGAACTGCTAACTGAGTATTAAACTTATTTAAATCAGCTGTTCTTTGAGCATCACGAGCTGCCGCAGCATTGGTTTGTGACACATTGAACTGTTCCATAGCATTGGCTTGTTGAGCATTGAACTGATTCATATTAGCTGCTAAGCCAGCCATAAACTGATTGGTTTGGTTTTCTGAAACAGCGTTGAACTGTTTAGCGGCATTATCAGCTGATTGGTTACTTAGTAATCTTTGTTGCTCTTGTTGAGCTTTCAACATATTAGCTTGTTGTTCATTGTTAAGATTAGCCATATCCATTTGTAAAAATGCCTGAGCATTTTGAACAGCTAATCTAGTTCTTTGGTCAACAGTTGCTAAATCCATTTGAGCCATAGCAGTAGCGTTCTGCATCACTGCTTGTTGTTCTGCATTAAAGTTAGATAGAGTAACAGTCTGCATAAACTTACTGTTAGCTAATTCAACTTGCTGAGCATTATTGAACTTAGCCATGTCCATATTAGCTACCATGTTAGCATTTGACATAGCTCTTTGTTGGTCAACATTAAGTTGTGCTAAGCCCATTTGTTGTGCTAACTCAGCATTCTTAATATTCATAGCCATTTGAGAATTTAAATTAGCTAACTCAGTTTGTTGAGCTGCACTTAAATTTTCTGAACTGGCTTGATTCTGAGCTGTCAAGTTAGCTAGTCTCATCTGTTGTTCATTAGACAAGTTAGCTAAATTCATTTGCTGTTTAAAGGCGGCATTCTTAGATAAGAAATCTGCGGCCACTTGCATCTCTGCTAATCTTTCTTGATTCTCGGCAGACTGATTAGCTCCTTGAACCTGTGCTTCTATTTGTAAGTTAGCAAGATTCATCTGCTGCTCATTACCTAAATTCTGAGCATTGATAGCTTGTCGGTTCTGAGCATTTAAGACTGCTGCTTGTTGTTGATTCTGTAAGTTTTGTAACCTAACTTGCTGTTGTTGCTGAGCAGTAGTCATAACAGCTTCTTGTCTAAACTGACTCTGCATGACACCCATTTGCTGAGCAAACTGTGCAGTCTGTGAAGCTGCTGTTTGTCTGTTAGCTAAATTCTGCATCTTAAGCTGTTGAGCCTGTGAAGCTTCTTGTAAGTTAGCTTGTTGTTCGTTACTTAAGTTCTGAGCAGCTCTAGTCTGTAAAGCCTGTGCATTGGACTGAGCAATAGGGAAAGCACTTTGAATAATTGAATTAAATAAAGCATCACGTCCTACTGTAGAAATTGACATACCTCGTTGAGCCATTCTTTGATTGATAGCATCTACTGCTGGCTTAGCCCACATAGGTATTTCACCATCTTCTAAACCACCTAAGAGTGATTCCATCTGTGAAGACACTAAAGCTTCTTGCGGTAAAGCGGCAACAGCGGCTTGTACTTCTACTGGTTCATTGTCTATTTGTGCTTCAACAGTTGCTGGGTCTTCAACAATAGCTTCTGATATGGCTGGTGGTAAATCTGCAGTTTCAGCAATCATTTGAGCTGCAGCACCTTTAGCGGCTGTTCCTTTAACAACTCTTTGCTTAGCTGCTTCGTAACCTACTTGACCAACTATCTGAGCTGCTTGAGCATCAGGAGCTGCTTGACCAGTAATGGCAGCACGAGCCTGAGCTTCTGCCTGTGGGGTATCTGATATCTGAGCAGCTACTGCATCTACTTCAGGAACAAAAGCTCCTTCTGAGATAACTGCATCAACTGTTTGTGCTTTGGCAGCATTGGCTGCTTTCTGTGTTATTTCGGCTGCTTTAGCTGGGCTAGTCAGCTTACTCATTTCTTCTACTTTAGCAATAGACTCTGGTGATAGTTCACCTAGAGCTGCTTGGACTTCTGGAGCCTGTTCAACTAAAGTAGGTGCAAAGGTAGCGGCTTTAACATCTGGAGGTAAGGCAGCACCTTGAGCTGTGGCTTGTTCAACAGTTTCAGCTGGAATACCAGCAGCCTGAGCTTTCTCAACTACAGTGGCTGGTGCCATCTCAGTTACTTGCTGTCTAATGTTCTCATCTAAAGCTGTGCCTTCTTCAAGGCTAATATCAGGAATAACTGCACCTTCTGGTAAAGTTCCTTCGAGACCAGCTTCGACTCTTTCTCTAACTTTTGCTTCTCTTGCTTGTCTGGCATCTTCAGCTGCTTGTTCAGCTGCTTCTCGAGCTGCTTTTTCTTCTTCTGTTTCTCCTGTGCTTGTACTTGTGCCTACTTGACCACCTATAGTACCTCTAACTTGGTCGCCTATTTGTTCTCTGACACCATCGTAAATAGGGTCGTTAGGGTCTTGTGGAATATTATAATCACTACCTACTCTTGCAGAGGAAGGGCTGTATTCTCGATAACCCGGTTCTGGTTGTACTGATACAGAAGGCTGTGGTTGATTATCTTGAAAACCTGAACCCGGTTGTACTGTAGTATCTATCCTACCTACTGTTGGGCTAGGTGCAACACCAACGTCAGGTCTGCCTGTTTTAGTGCCGGGAGCTACAATATCTTGTCTTTGCCTTGGAGCTGAAGGTGCTGTAGGTTGTGGTGGTAAATTAATTTCATCAAGCTTTTTTAAGTTTTCTCGAGCTACACGATTCATTGCTCCTAAAGCAGCAGCACCACCTAGTTGTTTTTTAACTCTACCGCCTTGACGGTAATCTTCTCTTTTAGATACTGTTCTTGCTCTTTTATTTTTATTTCTTTTTTTTGCCATTATTTTCTTTCCTTTTCTTTAAAGTCTTTACAAGCTTTGAAGGTATAGCAGATATAGAGATGACTAAGGTCGAAACAGGAAGTTTCTTAGTCTTTTTAGTTTTCCTACTCTTCATCTATATTTTACTATTTTTCCATCAATTTGTCAATCTTTTCCTCTAACTTGTCAAACCTTTCCATAACCGACTTCATAATATCTTTGTTGTCTGCTTTTAAAAGATAATTAGTTGCTATTTCCTCACGAGTTTTATTAAGTAAAATATCTTGTCTTTTTAATTCAGCACTATTGGCTCTAATCCCATACAACAATGGAGCAAGTACCAAAGTGATAAATATATTCCAAAATAAGTATGGGGTTAGTTCCATGTTAGCTTCCTATAACTTTGCTTTCGCTGGTTGGTGTAATTTTTTCTGCGATTTGTGCATCAATACTAGCTTTGAGTGCTGTAACTTCGTCAGACCCTAAAGCTGCTTCAACCCAGCCTTGAACATCTGATAAGCTGACATCAGCAAAAGCTGTGAAGCTTGACAAGTCCTCAACGCTTAGTCCAACTGAGCCATAGACAGACCCTGATTGTGGGTTGCCGTCAGCATCGTTATTAGCATCGTCTTCACCGTTTAATCGCCAGTGAACGTTATAGATGACATCAGACTCAGTGTTGGCTGGGTCTTGACTGTCAGTGTGGCTGGGATAAGTGTCCACGTTTGATACATCCCAAGTATATGATATAGCCATTCTAGTTTCCTCCTTTTAATAGCTCTATTTTATCCACAATACAGTACGCAAGATACCAATTTAACTCCAGCATCTGAATTACCTATTGTGACTTTTCCTATTGTTTTACTTCTAATAATATCGTCTGATTGTACTTTAGCAGTACCATCACCATTTGATTCTAATAAGTCACCACCATTACAAGCACCAGTTACTTTAACTGAACCAATACCAACGGAAGCAACGACTGGTTTGTCATTCTCATCAAACTTAGATAATACACCATAGACACGAGCATCACCTTCTACATCAGAAACTTTAATCTTTGCGTGGTCTGCTCTGGTTTGTCCTATTTTAGAACCAGTAGTGTAAGTGTCTAGTTCATCTATCGTTGAAACAACAGTACCGATTGCAGTATCTGTTGGTATGCCTGAAGAATCGTGTGTCCCTGAGAAACCATTATAAGATACTGTCGCACCTGAAACAGAAATATTACCTTCTATTGTACCATCGTGTAAAAATCGTACTAAAGTACCATCTGAATTTTCCCTTTCAATAGTAGCAACTGTCCCTGCACCATCACTCCTATTACTTTTTATGTCTAGGGCAGTACCTCCGTTATCTCTAATGTGCAAACGACCACCGGATGCGATAAATTCTGCACCAACTGCTGTGCCTGATATTACATCTCCAGTTGTGCCAATTAGTACAGTACCTGACGAAGTAATCCTCATGCGTTCTGTACTGTCTGTTAAGAATAAAATCGGTGCAGCTTCGTCTGTTTCCATAATGAAATTACCTGTACCACGATGGATAAAATTAGTATTAGCATTCGCACCAGTATTTTGTCTGATTAACCTAGTGCCATAATCTGTATAAGTAGCATCACCTATTAAATCAAGAAAAGCATAACCATTACCAGACCTACCTTTACCAATTTCTATATTTCTCGTTTCTGTTGAAGATGCTGATAACTCAATATTACCATTGACATCTAGTTCCGCAAGAGGATTTGTTGTACCGATACCTACGTTGCCACCTAACGGATTAAGTAATAAATCATACTGAGCAAGACTGGTATCTAAAACATAAGCAGATTGTATGTAAGACCTGAAAGGAGATGAAGCTTGAGTACCAAATAGTAATCCATTACCACCTGTTGCTTGGAATTTAGCAGTACCTTTGGTTTCGTCAATAGTATCACTAGCTGTTGCTTCAACATTTAATACTTGATTAAGTGTTGAGTTCATACCAATACCTACGTTGCCTGAACTGTCGATACGCATACGTTCTGAGCCATTGGTAAAGAACTGTTGTGTTCCATAATTAAGAAGCAAAGACTCACTTAAACTAGCACTATTCTCTTGTGCTAATTGGAATTTAAGCCTACCTTGACCACCTACTCCTGCATACTGAGCATCTATTAATGCCCTAACACCAGAAGCATTTGTTGAAGCATCTTGTCCTTCAAATTCTATCTTACCTATTGTTTGCCCTGCTGTTGCTGTTGTATCGGTATTTTCTATTCTGATTGCTGGGTCGGCTGCTGCTGAAATATGTAATAGTTGGTCTGGACTTGTTGTACCGATACCTACTAAGCCATCACCTGTAATTCTGGCAACTTCTGTACTTAAACCAAAAAAAGTATGGTCTCTATTAGTAGATGATGTTTTATAAAGAATGTTACCTGATTGTCCTGTTATACTTGCTTGTGTTCCTAAATCATCAAGAAGAATTTGTGGGTCATTAGCGTATAGATGTAATATGCTTGAAGGACTTGTAGTACCAATACCTACATTGCCATCAGAAGCTATTCTCATGCGTTCTGTATTTGAACCACCTGCTGAAGCTGTAGAGAACTCAAGCGACATAGCTCCAGTTGTACCATCTGAGCCACCAACAATAGAACCTCTAATACCATTAGCACCAGTACTTACATCATTACCTTCAAAATTAATAGTGCCATAAACTGTATTTGCATCTGTTGAGGTATTGCTGTTCTCTAATCTTAAACCGGGTCCTGCTTGTGCTGTACTTCTAATGTGTAACTCATCATCAGGACTTGTTGTACCAATCCCTACGTTTCCTGATGTGTCTATCGAAATACCACCACTACCATCATTGGTTAAAGTTCCTGCTAAATAAATATCCTTAAATCTAATATTATTAACACCTAAATCAACAGTATTATCATTATTAGCACTTGCTGTAGTTGGTGAAATTGCTGAAGCTGCATCATTAATTCTTAATCCAATAGCACCTTGTACTATAGATAAATCACTTCCAATTTCTTTTATAACTCCGTTATTGGCTCCTGCTGTAATAGTGCCTGTAACATCTATCCCTGATGAATTAATACCTAAAACATTTGTATTATTTACAGCAAAGTAATGATTGCTTCCTGTTGGCACGTTATAGAACCAAGTTCCTGCTGTACCATCTCCACCTATCCATCTATCTGATGCTGAGCCTGTATTCCCACTTGTGCCTTCAACTGCTAAATATCCTGTTGCTTCTAATACACCTGTTACGTCTATACCTGATGAGGTGGTGGTTAGCTTTTCAGAACCATCATGGAAAATACCAACACTACCTGCATCTCTAGCAGATAATAAATTATTTCCTGCATTTGTTTTTATGACAGTAGCAGTACCATTAGATTTAATAATTAAATCACCTGTTCCGGCATCTTGAATTAAACTGTTAGAACCATCGTGGTAGATTTGTAGGTCATCTGAAGCACCAAAGGTAGCTTTGTCACTATCGCCTAAAGCAATACCGCCATTGGCTGTGATTTCACCTGTCACTGTTAGGTCTGCTAGTGTGCCGACTGAGGTAATTTGTGTTTGAGCTGCATCGACTGATAAAGTTACATTGTTACCAGAAGCACTTGAAGTCAAACCAGTACCACCTAAGATACCTAGCGTTTCACTGTCAAGGTCAATAGCAATACTTGAAGTTCCATCAGAGACATCTAAGTCTTCTGCTGTGATTTGGGTATCGACATAATCTTTAACTGCTGCTGAAGTTGGTAGCGTGGTATCATTGTCATTAGAACCAATACCTTCTGATTCTAGTACAATCGCAGAAGCTTTAAAGTTATCTACTTCAATATTTGATAACGTATTATTATCAGCATCTAATGTTTTGTTTGTTAATGTATCTGTTGTAGCTCGACCAACTAAAGTATCTGTTGATGTTGGTAAAGTAAGGGTACCAGTATTAGATATAGAACTAATAACTGGAGTTGTTAGTGTTTTGTTTGTTAAAGTTTGTGAGCCTGTTAAAGTTGCTACTGTACTATCAATAGCTACTGTCAATGTATTAGTTGCACCAGAGGTATCAATACCTGTGCCACCAGCGATAGTTAGTGTTTCACTATCTAAGTCGATAGATAAGGCTCCACCTGTATCACCTTGAAAGTCTAAATCTTCTGCAGTCAACTGAGTATCAACGTAATCTTTGACCGCTGCTGACGTTGGTAAGCTAGTATCGTTATCGTTAGACCCAATGCCTTCAGACTCTAAAACGATGGCTGAGGCTTTGAAGTTGTCTACTTCAATATTAGATACTGTGTTGCTATCAACATCTATAGTTTTGTTTGTTAGGGTTTGTGAACCTGTCAGTGTAGCGACAGTTGAGTCAATAGCTACTGTTAAAGTATTGGTAGCTCCTGACGTGTCGATACCTGTACCACCAGCGATAGTCAATGATTCGCTGTCGAGGTCAATACTTAAAGCACCGCCTGAGTCCCCTTGGAAGTCTAAGTCTTGTGCTGTTACTTGAGCATCAACATAAGCCTTAATAGACTGTTGTGTTGCTAGTGAAGTAGCACTGTCAGAACTTAAATCGTCCTCATCTAAAATAGCAGTAACTGTTGAGCCACTTCCTAGAACTAAGCTATCGAGGTTGGCAGTACCATCAATATATAAGTCTTTAAATTCTAAAGAAGAAGTACCTAAGTCGATGTCATTATCGGTAACAGGAATTATTGCACCATCTGCAATATAAAGTTGTTGTACTGGACTACTAGATACTTCAACATAAAATTCTATGTAGTTGTTAGTAGTATCTATGACTACTTTATTATTTGGTGAAGTCTCACCAGCATCACCTATCAGTCCTATAACTGGACCTTCGGCTGCTGTGCCATCGTGTTCGTGTCCTGAAGTATTGCTAAATGCATTTACTAATTGATTGTATTCGTTGTTAAATAACGCAGCTGTGATGGTATCGCCATCTGCCATCGTACTTTGTCGTGTATATCCTGCCATAATTTTTATCTCCTACCCGAAGGTATATAATCTACATAAAATCCATTAATAGTATAGGGTGCATTAGTATCATCACTTAATACCCTAAAACTGTTACTATAACCACTACCCACTAATGGTATTCTTACTAATGGTTGTTCAGCTGCACCAAATTTAGCTGTGCCAAATAAAGCTGTGCCAAATTTTGCTGGTGCTGGAACAGAGTCCAAAATAATATCATTAGGTTGTGGTGTTTCATTACTATCGTAATCAAATCTAACTCTAAGTGTGGGTTGCACATCGTTGTCTGGTCCTATAGACATTTTAATGTAATGTAAAGTTTTTAGTGTACCAAAATCACCATAATCATAATCGGGTGTTTGATACCTAGCATCTATATTACTACCATCAAAATCATCACCAGCATCATGCACATAAACATAACCTGTTTGTGAACCATGATAATGTTCTTCTACTCCAACTTCATTAAAAGCGGTACCTATTGCTGTAACTTCTATGCCTTTTAATTGTGACCATTGAAAGCCATCTGGTCTTAATGTTCCTATAATTCCTTCTTGTTGATTAGCATTTAATAATCTATTGGTATAAAACAATCTATATTGTGACTTGTCTCTATGTACCATACTGGTAATAACATAGTCATTAATGTTTCTTGCTAACGCATTAATTATTGGTTGTATTGGTTTAGATACTGTACCTAACTCAACGTCACCAATTCTTGCAGTACCAGCAACTGTTCTAATACCATCTGGTGCTAAGAATACTAAGTCACCGCCAATCTCTTGTATGCTATAGCCACTTAAACAGCCTACGTTTTCAGCAATAGGGTCTATTCTTATATTTGCTGAATCGTTTATATTGACTAATTTATGTAAGCTATTTTCACAAAACACTATTAAGTCTTCACGGAAACCTCTAATACCAACTATCTCATCTGAAATAGAAACAGAACCTGCTCCAACTCCAGTAAAGTTATTAGGATTATTATAAACACTATAATAAACTGTTGTCTCTTCTCCGTCTAAACCAGCAGCAATTAAGTGATGGTCATGTGAAGTAATATATTTTACAGGAGTTGAACTTCCGTTTGGTGATATTTCTTTTCCGTAAAAAGTTCTAGTATTTAAAGCTCCAGTACCTTCCATTCTAAATGAAAAGATATCTTTCGTGGAATTATCAGCAATAAATATTTCACCATAATCCATACCAGAACTTTCAAATAAAGCAAACGTTGCTTGTCCTTGTCCAGTTCTTACAGATGCTGATAAGCCTGTAAAGGTTGTATAATTATCTCCAGAACCTGATGATATTTTATTTATTTGTAACCAAGTAATGCCATCTTGGGTAAAATATAATGCATTACCAACAACAGCAATAACACCATCAGCATAAGGCATCACACCAAAAATTTCACTAGTGCCACCTGTAGGCTGTGTAGCACTACCTTCACCAAACTTATAAAAACCATTTATTCTGCGGTAGCCACCCTCTGTAGCCACTTCAAAGTTTTGTAAAACTGTTGCTGCACCGGGAGTTCTTAATAAGTCTATAGAGTTAGCTGACTTATTTAAACCACCACTACAGGCAACTGTATAAGGTTGTGAACGTGCCATAATTAAAAGTAAGTTCTATCGTCTGTCATATACTTAGGTTGAGGATTCATTAAGTTTGACTTCATGTATTTCATAGCTTTTTTAAAGTCCTCTAAAGCAAATGCTGCTTGTTGTGGAGATTCTTTAAATTGCCAAACATAATATCTTGCTCGTGAAGTTATGACATTACTATATTGTTCTGGTAGGACTATAGTGTCGTCATAAGCTGATAAAGCTGTTGGTCTATCAAAGGCATAAAAATGTATATTATATACTTTATCAGGTATCGGACTTAGTCCAAATTTTCTATTATCTGGAGATTTAATAACATATTTAGGCTCTCCATAGGCCTGTGTATCTGCATCGTCAGCATTTTCAGTATCTCTATGATATCTTTTCCAATCAGCTAATGTTAAAAATTGTAAGCCTTTAGAAACGTAAGGTGCTGATTCTCCTGAGACATTAATCGTTGTCATGTAAAAATCATCCCAGTCTATTGATGCATAATCTGTTGTTATACTAGAACTACCATCTTTTAGTGTGTACCATCTAGTACCTGCTACACTAGCGACAGTGACATTCCCATAAAACGGGTCTGTGCTCCCACTAACTCCTGCTGAAAAAAAAGGCAACTGAGGCTCTTCGTTAGCAATATCAAATACTGCTTTATTAATAGAATCTTTCACAAACTTTTGTAGCCCTATAGCATTGGCAAAGTTTGCTGCAGTTAGTGGTACTTCATTAAGTTCTCTTAAAACTTCGTTAGTTATATCTAAATATGTAGTTGCCATTATTTTTTATGTTTTTTTTGTATTTCAAAATTAGCTGATAAGCTTGCTCCTTTATGAGGGACAAACTTACCAGTATGTTTCATAAGCTTATAAGACTTACCAGATTTCATCCAGTGATAGCCTTTAGGTGCTTTAACCTTCATTACTTCTCGCCTTCTATTTTCATGGTATTCATACCAGCCATAGAACTGCATTTCTTTTCCATTTCTTGAACAGAAGCATAGCCACCATGTTTATAGTTGACTCTACCGCCACCCATCATTTTTTTCTTTTTAGCCATACCGCCATACATTAATGAACTTCTGCCCATTTCATTTTTTTTAGCTTTAGGTTTTCTTGGTAGTTCTCTAGGCATAATAGGTTTTCTTTTTTTCATTTTACCCATTGCTCTTTTTAAAAATTTCATTATCTCTCCTATAAAAAATGGAAGGCTCCGAAGAGCCCTCCGAAGTATCGTTAGTCTACTAGGTAGAAAGCTGATACTAAAGCTTTTGGTCTAAGAACTTTAGCTCCATAGACGTGTAATCCTCTTACAATGTCACCGAAGGAATCAGGGTCTCTGATAACTTCTGTTGATGTAATTGTTTGAGCTGTAGATACACTTGAAATGTGTCCACATAAGATTTTACCTGTAGCAGTTGTAGGTGCTGCAATGTTATTTGATTTGTACATTGAGAACCCTCTTAACTTACCACTTGAAACTAAACCATTTCTGATTGAGCCTTGTCCAGCATTAAAGTCTACTGACAATAATTTTGAACCTGACTGTGATAGTTCTTCATAAAAACTTGGCGGAGCAACGAACCATCTACCTTCTTCAGGTACATTTTGGTCGTCTAATTTTCTAGCCATTCTAGCCATAAGGTCTAAAGCATCAACACCTGTTCCGTCTGAACCTAATAGGTCAACAGAACCTGACGCTGGCTCAACACCTGAACCTACTGCTGCATCTGTACCGATAATATTATCTGGTGAAGATGAAGATACTCCTGCGAACATCTTAGCTAAAACACCTTCGTCAAAAGCATCTCTTAATGAGTATGCTGCTGAAGATGTAGCAACTTCTTTGAAGTTCACGTGTGACATTTGACTTTCAATATCATCTACGATAAATTTGAAAGCGTTAGCTGTATCTACGATAAGAGTTGTTTCTGCATCTGTAAGAACTGTTTTTGTTACATCTGCTCCTCTTTCGTACTGATACACTGTAATTTCTGGTTCGTTAATTATCTTAACAGTATCTCCGTATCCTGAAATCTCACCTGCGTAATCTGTGTTTGTAATTGCTTCGACAACAGAGGCTTTCCTAAAAAAGTTTAAAACTTTCTTGGAATAAATTTCAGGCAAGAAATTATTGTTAGCAAAGTTAGAACCAGACGATTGTGCGAAATTTTCATCCGATTGGTTATAAGCCATTTTTCTTTCCTTAAATTATTATAAAAGTTTATCTTTGAACTCTGCCTTCAAACATGGCTTTACTGATTTCTTCTTCATATTTGTCGAATTCATCCATGCTCATAGCAGAAATCTCCTTAGTAGTCCAAACTTTCTCTTGCTTAGGTTCAACACTTGTTGTTTTAGTTGATACCATATCAGCAGCAGAAGATTTGGTCTTTCTAGAATTTGACTTCTTCGGTTTAGAGTCCATACCAATATCTCTTTTAAATAAATCTATAGCTCTTGAAGCTAGGTCAGCATCATCAGCATTTTTATATACCCAATCTTGGATAGATTGTGGCTGTGATTTTGCCCAGTCATGGAAGTCATCACTGTTTCTGATATCTTCAAAATCAGGATGTCTGTCCGTCAATCGCTTTTCAGCATCTTTACGAATCAGTTCTTTTTCTCGTTGTTGGAGAGCTTCTAACTTAGCTTCAAGGTCTTTGGACCTTTCAGAAGCTTGTAAGTGTGAAACTGTTTCAACAACTTCGTAAACATCTGGATACTCTTTTTTAAACTCTTCAAGTTCTTCTTGAGACTTCGGAGCTTTATAGCTTTGTCTATTTTTAGTAGCTTCTTCTAATAGCTCTTGCTCTCTTGATTTAAACTCACTAAGTTTAGTATCGTAATGTTTTTTTAAATCATCGTATCGCTTCTTGTAGTCTGGTCGCTTGTAAGGTTTATCCTCACTTGCTTCCTGTTCTACAGGTTGCTCTACTTCCTCATTTGATTTTGCTTTTGCTGGTTCTCTAAAGAACATCCCATCAGCACTTTCAAATGGTTTATCTTCTTCGTTACTATGCCATGATTTTTTTTCGTTATAAGGATTGGCATTTTCCTCTTTTACTTCAGTAGTCATATTCTTCTCCTACTCAGGGCTTCATTTAAAAGGTAGCTGCGTATGTCGACTGTGCAGGGCTTTTATTTTTAAAGGTAGCCTTTCGGTTAATCTAATGATAGGGTGCTTATGACATAAGGTAGCCCTATCGCCTAATTAGCTACGCACATGGCCAAAGGGAGACATCATAGATTTTTTGATTTCCATTGAAGTTTCATCCTCTTCTTGAACTTGACCTAACAGTGATTGCTCACCAGCCATAGGTCTTGTTACTGAGTATTCGACTTCAACTTTCTTATCGTCTTCATCTATCTGCATTTCTCCGCCATCTTGCATAGCTTCTCTTTCACCACCAGCATCGTAAGCAGCTTCGGCATCCTTCATCATTTGCATGAGGTTGTCTGCACCAATCTGCTCAACAGCTTTGGCAGTAAAAACAAATTCTCCGTCAGATAACCGTGCAGGTATACTGTCGGATGTGCCATTGCCCGGACCCTCAACGAGTCCAGCTCCGGCAAACTCTTGAGCAACATCAATTACTTTATCAAATAGTAAAGCTAGTTGCTCATCTTGTTCTAGTTTAGTTTGAAGCATATCTTCTTCTTCTTCAGACAATGCTTCGTCTAATATAAAATCTAAATAGTCCTCTTCCATTTCTTCATCAGGGACCATATCTTGTTCTTGTTGTGGTTCCATTAACATAGCCATTTGACTATCAACATCGCCACCTTCAGCTTTTTGTTCTCTTTTATTTAATTCTTTTTTAGCTGCTTCAATAAAAGCTTTTTCTTCAGAAGTTCCTTTAAATACAGGTATTTTATCAAATCCAGAACCGCCAAGACCACTTATTATTCGTTCAGAAAGATTTATTCCTCCACCTAATATTTGTCCTAGTGTTTGATTATCTAACCTATCTGATAATCTATCAGTTCTATCTTTCATCACTTCTTGATAAACATTTTTTAATTCTTTTTTATCTAGTTCAATTAAATAAGATAAATAATCTTCAGAAGGCATACGCATTTCGCCACCTTCAGCTTTTTGTTCTCTTTCTAATATTTCGTCTCTATTTTTTAGTAAATTTAAAAACATATCTTTAGATTCTTGGTCTTGAA